TCACTACACTAGAGGTTCATTTAGTTGGAAGGATGGCATCAAAGATACCCAAGTGATATTCACCCCTGATCGAAGGGGTAGGTTCTTAATATCATGGGCTCCTACAAAGCATTTGCAAAACCAAGTGTATACAAAGAATGGGGTTAGATATCCCGGCAATGAGCACATTGGTGCCTTTGGATGTGACTCCTATGATATCTCAGGGGTTGTAGTGGGACGTGGTTCAAATGGTGCTCTTCATGGTCTAACCAAATACCACATGGATGAGGCCCCTACAAACCAATTCTTTTTGGAATACATTGCACGTCCACAGACCGCAGAGATATTCTTTGAGGAAGTATTGATGGCCTGTGTGTTTTATGGTATGCCAATCTTGATTGAGAACAACAAACCGCGTTTGCTGTATCACTTTAAGAATAGGGGATACCGTGGGTTCTGTATCAATCGTCCTGACAAAGTGTACGCTAAGTTGTCTAAGACAGAGCGTGAGCTAGGTGGTATACCAAACTCATCAGAAGATGTCAAGCAGGCTCATGCTGCGGCCATTGAGAGTTACATCGAGAAGTACATCGGTGTTCAGGAAGATGGTGAGATGGGCTTTATGCCGTTCAACAAAACACTAGAGGATTGGGCTAAATTCGATATTAGCGATCGTACAATGTTTGATGCGACAATTAGCTCAGGATTGGCTATTATGGCTTGTCAGAAGCACTTATATCAACCTGAGGTAAAAGAGTCAAAAATAAGCATTAAATTTGCTACATATAATAATAAAGGGAATATTAGCTCCTTGAATGTATAATGGCATATTTATATCGACATATTAGACTTGATAAGAATGAACCTTTTTATATTGGCATAGGTAATGATGATATATACCAAAGAGCTAATTCTAAAACTCACAGAAATAATCATTGGAAATCTATAACATCTATCACTGACTATAGAGTTGAAATTTTATTTGATGGTATTACATATGAATTTGCTAAAGAAAAAGAAATTGAATTCATACAGATACACAAGAGAAAAGAAGATGGAGGAACCCTATGTAATATAACCTTAGGTGGAGATGGATGTTTAGGATTGGTTCACACCGAAGAATCTAAGAAGAAAATGGGTGAGCCAAATAAAGGTAAATCCATTTCTGATTGGCATAAAAAAAGAATATCTGAATTTCATACGGGTAAAGTTGTTTCTGAAGAAACAAAGAAAAAAATGTCAGAAAAGCTATCAGGTGTAAATTCGCCTATGTATGGAAAGAAGAGAAGTGAGCATGCTAAATTAATGACGAGTATTAAAACATCAGGTGAATTAAATGGATTTTCTAAATTAAAAGAGAAAGATGTTTTAGAAATAAGAAAATTAGCAGAAGAAGGTTTTAGTCAAAGAAAAATAGCCAAGATATATAATGTTGCAAAATCAACAATTGCATTTATATTAACAAGAAAAACTTGGAAACATATATAGAATGAAGGAGGTAATAGTAAACATATCGCAGACGTCTTTTCCTAGTCAGTTTGCATCAGATGCAGAGAAGGAGACAATGGAGTTCGGATTGCAAGTGGGGAGCGCTATACAATATGAGTGGTTCCGTAAAGATGGCAATCAATGTAGATACTACAGCCAATGGCGTGATTTTCATAGACTGCGTTTATATGCGCGTGGTGAGCAGCCTATTGCCAAATACAAGGATGAACTTGCTGTTGATGGCGACCTATCATATATCAACCTTGATTGGACACCTGTTCCAATCATTCCTAAGTTTGTTGACATTGTTGTCAATGGAATGTCTGACCGTTTATTTAAGGTTAAGGCATATGCTCAGGATGGAATGTCTCAGGCAAAAAGAAATAAGTATCAAGATATGATTGAGAGTCAGATGGTTGCAAAAGACCTTCTGATGAATATACAAGAGCAAACAGGTGTTGATCCATTTGTGATGAACCCTGATGAACTCCCAAGCACTGATGAAGAGCTATCATTGTATATGAACCTCAACTACAAACCTGCCATTGAGATTGCAGAGGAGGAGGCTATCAATACAATTCTCGATGAGAATAGATATGACAATATTCGTAAGCAGTGTGACTACGACCTAATGACTATTGGTATCGCTGTAGAGAAACACGAGTTCCTTCCGGGAGCAGGTGTTCAAATCTCATACGTAGATCCTGCAAACATTGTGTACAGCTACACTGAAGACCCATACTTTAGAGACTGTTTCTATTGGGGTGAAATCAGAACTCTTTCAATTACAGAGCTTTACAAGATTGACCAATCACTCACACGTGAGGATTTGGAGCAAATTTCAAAATACAGCCAAAGTTGGTATGACTACTACAATGTAGCTCAGTTCTATGAGAATAATGTTTTTTACCGTGATACGTGTACTCTTCTTTACTTTAACTATAAGACTACTAAGAAAATTGTATACAAGAAGAAAATTCTTGACAATGGAAATACGAGAGTAATTGAGAAAGACGAAAACTTCAATCCTCCTGTGGAGATGATGGAAGAAGGTCGTTTTGAAAAAATCGAGAAGATAATTGACGTTTGGTATAATGGCATTATGGTCATGGGTACCAATATCCTACTCAAGTGGGAGATGGCTGAAAATATGGTTAGACCAAAGTCAGCTACTCAGCACGCTTTGCCAAACTACGTAGCTGTTGCGCCACGTATGTACAAAGGTGTTATTGAGTCAATGGTTCGTCGAATGATACCATTTGCTGACTTGATTCAGTTGACGCACTTGAAGCTTCAGCAAGTAATTGCACGTGTTGTGCCTGATGGTGTGTTCATCGATGCCGATGGTCTCAATGAGGTTGACCTTGGTACAGGAGCAGCTTACAATCCTGAGGATGCACTCCGACTGTACTTCCAAACGGGTAGTGTAATTGGACGTAGTTATACTCAAGATGGTGAGTTCAATAATGCTCGTGTTCCAATCCAAGAGTTAAACAGTAACTCCGGTGCTGCTAAGACACAAATGCTTATTGCAAACTACAACCACTATATGGATATGTTACGTTCAGTAACAGGTCTTAATGAGGCTCGTGATGGTTCAGACCCTGATCCTCGTGCGTTGATTGGTGTACAGAAGCTTGCAGCGCTTAACTCAAACACAGCTACACGTCACATTCTTGACGGTAGTCTATATATGTTCAAATCAATAGCTGAGGCACTTACGTATAGAATTGCAGATATTTTAGAATATGCTGACTTTAGAGATGACTTCGCCAATAAGATTGGAAAATACAATGTATCTATTTTAAATGAAATTAAAGACCTATACGTATATGACTTCGGAATTTTCATCGACATCTCTCCCGACGAAGAAGAGAAAGCGCAGCTTGAGCAAAATATTCAAATTGCTTTATCTAAAGGTGATATTAACCTTGAGGATGCAATTGATATACGCGAAATTAAAAATCTCAAGTTGGCTAACCAACTCTTAAAACTTAAGCGAGTTAAGAAAGAAGAGAAAGAGCAACAGCGTGCAATGCAGGCTCAGGCTATCCAAGCTCAGCAGCAAGTTCAAATACAACAGATGGCTGCTCAAACTTCTATGCAGAAAATCCAACTTGAGACACAATCTAAAATGCAGCTTAAGCAAGCTGAGGTGGCTTTTGAGATTGAGAAGATGAAGAATGAGGCCGTACTCAAGCAGCAATTAATGCAGACTGAGTTTGATATGCAAATGCAACTCAAAGGAATGGATGTTCAATCTTTGGATAAAAGAGAAAAAGAAAGAGAAGACGCTAAAGCTAAACGTATTAGTCAACAAAACTCAGAGCAATCTAAGTTGATTGATCAGCGAAAGAACAACCTACCACCGATAAGTTTTGAATCCAATGAGGATTCCCTTGATGGCTTTGACATGGCTGAATTTGAGCCACGTTAAAACAATAAAAAATAATATATAACTTTGTAAAAATTAAATCTAATGGAATTTAAAGTAAAAGAAGTAACAGGAATTGTTGAAAAGAGCGCAGCTCAAATTGAAGAGGAATTATTACAAAAGCATGAGGAGAGTTTAAATAACGATCCACCTGCAATTGAAACACCTCCAATTGAGACACCGCCAATTGAGACACCTGAGCTAAAAGAAGAAGACGTTCTTTCATATTTGGGAAAAAGGTACAATAAGGAAATCAATTCGTTTGACGAGTTGATGGCTCAACGTCAGGAAAACGAACCGTTACCTGAAGATGTTGAGGCATTCTTAAAGTACAAGAAAGAAACAGGACGTGGTATTCAAGACTACTTGAAATTGCAAGAAGACTTTGATTCCATGAATCCTGATAAAATGCTGAAGCAATACCTCATGGCTACAGAGGTTGGTCTCGATGAGGACGACATTAATGCCATGTTGGAAGAGTTTTCTTATGATGAGGATTTAGATGATGAATCTCACGTTAAGAAAGTCAAGATTGCTAAGAAAAAGGCTATTGCTAAAGCCAAGGATTATTTCACATCTGAAAAGGAGAAATACAAACAACCTCTTGAGTCAAGGGGAAGTACAATTGCTTCTGAAGAGAAAGAAGAATTCGAGGCCTACAAACAATACATACAACAAGCTAAAACCCTAGAGGAGGAAAACGGTCGCAAACGTGATTGGTTCCTAAAGAAAACTGATGAGGTGTTTAGTCAAGAATTCAAAGGTTTTGAGTTCAATATTGACGACAAGAAAGTGGTTTTCTCTCCCGGTGACGCAACAGAGCTTAAGAAGCTCCAATCAACTCCAACAAACTTTATCAATAAGTATTTGGATGAGAGCGGAATGGTAAGTGATGCTGCGGGATACCATAGAGCTTTAGCGATCGCAATGAATCCTGAGAAGTTTGCCAAGTTCTTCTACGAACAAGGTCAGGCCGATGCGACAGACAATGTCACTAAAAAAATAAAAAATGTGAATATGTCTGAGCGCAGAGCACCTGAGACAATCTCCAAAGGAGGAATGCAAATCCGAGAAGTAAATCCGGGCTCAGGCAATGGATTGAAAATCACAAGTGCAAAAAGAATATAAACTATTAAAAAAGAAAAAAAATGTCTGTTTTATCTACACCCGGTTATCAGTTACAGCCAAGTGCTGAACAGGTAGCTTTGTCAACAAACTACATCCCGTCAAACGGATTTAACTTCATGAATCAGTATTTACCTGATACATATGAGAAAGAATTTGAGCGTTACGGAAACCGTACCGTTGCATCTTTCCTTCGTATGGTAGGTGCTGAGATGCCGTCTATCTCTGACCAAATCAAATGGGCAGAACAAGGTCGTCTTCACACTAAGTACACTAAAGTTGTTTCTACAGCTACTGCAACAAATGCTAACACTGCTGTCTTCCAAGTGAATGACTTGAACGTAACAGGTATCGCTATCCGCGCAGGTCAAACTGTAATGATTACTCCTAACGTTGCGGGTCCTTCCCAAAACAAAGCAATCGTTACTGCTGTTAACACAGCTACTGACCAATTCACAGTTGCTTTCTACGAAACTGCAGGTTTTACCAATGCTTCTACAGCTAACGAATTTAGCGTATTTGTTTATGGTTCTGAGTTCAAGAAAGGTACTGTAGGTATGATTGGTTCATTGGAAGCAGAAGACGAAATCTTCTCTAACAGCCCAATCATCATCAAAGACAAATATGCTGTCAATGGTTCTGACATGGCTCAGATCGGTTGGATTGAAATCACTACTGAGAATGGTGCTAACGGATACCTTTGGTATTTGAAGTCTGAGCACGAAACTCGTCTCCGTTTCGAAGACTACCTCGAAACTGCAATGTTAGAAGCTGTTCCTGCTGAATCAGGTTCAGGTGTTGCTAACGCAGGTGTCAACCCAATCTATGGTAACAAAGGTTCTGAAGGTGCTTTCTACGTTGTTAACTCTCGTGGTAACGTATGGGGCGGTGGTAACCCAACATCATTGCAAGATTTCGACGATATGATTTCTCGTCTTGACAAACAAGGTTCTATCGAAGAGAACGTATTGTTCGTTAATCGTGATTTCTCTTTCGACATCGACGATATGTTGGCTGCTCAAAACAGCTATGGTGCTGCAGGTACATCTTATGGTTTGTTTGACAACGACCGTGACATGGCCCTTAACCTTGGTTTCTCAGGATTCCGTCGTGGTTATGACTTCTACAAAACAGATTGGAAATACCTCAACGATCCAACAATGCGTGGTGGTTTGACTTCATCTGCTACAGGAGCTTCAACTGCTAACGTAATCACAGGTATGCTTGTTCCTGCAGGTTCAACAACTGTATACGATCAAATCCTTGGTAAAAACGCTAAGCGTCCGTTCTTACACGTTCGTTACCGTGCGTCTGAAACTGAAGATCGTCGTTACAAAACTTGGATCACAGGTTCTGCCGGTGGTGCTGCTACTAGCGACCTCGATGCAATGGAAGTTAACTTCTTGTCTGAGCGTGCACTTTGTACCTTGGGCGCGAACAACTTCTTCTTGTTCCGTTACGGTGCCTAATTAGCACTCAAAATATGAGAGGGGCTTCGGTCCCTCTCTATTTTTATTGTAAACTTTAATTATATTATATCTTATGTCAAAAAAAGTAAAGTTGGCTGCTGCCGACAGAGTTTATAGACTCAAAAATGATAAGGCACCATTGTCTTATATGCTATCAGCAAGAAACACAAAACGCTCAGCACTCCTTTGGTACGATGAGGAAACCAATGAAAACAGACCTCTGCGTTATGCAATAAACCAAAAGAGCCCATTTGAGGACGAGCAAGATGGAAATCCACTTATCCAACCTATTATCTTTGAGAGCGGATTCTTAAACGTTCCTAAAAACAATCCTGTTTTACAGGAGTTTTTATATTACCATCCACAGAATGGTATCGTATTTGAAGAAGTAAATAAAGAGCGTGATGCACAAGAAGAAGTTGAATTCTTGGCAACTGAGGTTGATGCATTAATCAGAGCTCGTGAGTTAAGCATTGAGCAACTTGAGACAGTATATCGAGTATTATTCAACAAAGATGTAAGCCGTGTTACCACAGCAGAAATGAAGCGCGATGTGCTTATCTATGCACGTAACTACCCGCTTAACTTCTTGAATGCTCTTGAAGATCCAATGCTACACTTACAATCACAAGTTCATATATTCTTTGACATGGGCTTACTTGGTTTCCGAAGTGGAAACAAAGAAGTTTGGTATAATACACCAACTAATAGAAAGAAAATGCTCAATATACCTTACGGTGAAGACCCATATGTGCTAGTCGCTATGTATCTTAAAACTGATGAAGGTGTTGAAGCATTGAAAATGTTAGAGCACCATTTGGAGAATGCATAAAT